CCTGTTGTAATGGTTGTACCACTATCTTCAGCTTCACCACTAGTATCTCTATTGTAATTCACCACCTTTTCATTAGGGTCTACTGACTCTTGGATTGTTGCTACTGCTGGTATATTTGCTGTAGTTGAAGGTAAACATTTAAAGAACTGTGGTATACCATAGATATTCTTTGGGTCTAAGTTACCTAATAATATAATATCTGTTGCAAAAAGTCTTACAGCAAAAAAGCCACTAGCTCTTCTATTCATTTCAATATCTGCATTGGCATTGTCAGTAGTTGCTTGTAATGCTGCATAGTAATAAGCAGTTAACCCATCTTTATTTTCTACTGGTTTAATTAAGCCTCTTTTATATCTAACTTGTTGAGACCTATTTTTATGCCATCTATCCTCTCCGTCTGGCATACTATCACTACTGTTAGAAACATCAAAATCATTACTTGTATATCCTATGTTACATGTAACATAAGTTTTCAATCTAGAATACAAACTTTTATCTGAACAGTATTCATTTTTCGCTCTGCTCAATGTAAAAAATAAAAATGTTTTCTTTTTTCTCTTTCTCCAATACCAAAGTGGCATATAAAGACAGCCATTAACCCAATCTTGGTAAATGTCTAATTTAATAATTTTAAACTCTTGTGCAAGGTTTCTTTGTATTTTGTCCAACAAGTCGTTAATACTAGTGTCTTTTTCACAGCTTCCTTCCATATCTTCAGGACAGTCACTATAATCACCACACCAACATCCTGGATAGTATGCTACATTACCCTCACTTACACCAGCAGAAAGTGCTATACAGTATATATAATCTGGAATAAACCCTAAGAACCACTTAAAAGGACATATATCAAGCGGCCAAGGCAAACAAATGCTTTTAAGTGCTCTGAAGAAACCAAGTACAACATTAACAATGCAAAGCATTGCATTAATAATTGTTACTATCCATACAATCATAGTATATATTATACATACAATCATATATAAGAATGGTAAATCAACTCTAAGCTTATTAAAAGGTATCGGATTTTGGTCTTCAGCAAGGTTAGAGCCTTTCAATGCACAGTAGTTCTTAGAATAGGCTCTATGTGCCACTTGTGTTTTAGGTATATAATTTTTAACACTATATACATTGTTCCAATAAAGGTCACGGAAACAGCTTAATGGCGTTGCAGAACCAAATTCATACATTTTCTCAATTTCAGAACCTTTATCTTGTATTGTTGGTATTTCCTTTTCCTCACTGAATATTGGATTCATAGGAACTAGATACTTTGCAGTATGTCTTGAGAACCCTTCATCACTAGTTTCGTTCTTACTGAATCTAAATCTAACTTGTGTTCTAGTTGGAATACCCTTATTAGGATTATCTGTAGGAACGATGTTACCATATTCGTCTGTTCCTATATAGTCTAGGTTCATTGGAATCTGGTAACACCACACACCATTTTCATCAATAAGTTGATTTCCTTGAATCTGGTATTCTTCCACCAATCCATCAGTTGTTTTACGAATCATTTCAATTGTTCCGTTACCAGCAATCAATTGGTCGTTCATACCATTTTCAACGTCTGGTGCGCATTTATGTCCTATCGCATGTCCTTCATTATCAGATACTATTGAACCCATGAATACACAAGTAGGCTCGAATTTATACTGTATCTGAATATCAGCACGAGTTATTGAGGCAATTCCATTGTCAGCATCACCCCAGAAAGGATAAACAAATACGCTTCGGTTCTGCGAAAATAATTGAGCAAGGTTATCTAGGTTTGTACTTTCTTTAAATTGTGTAGGACTATCAAACATTGATAGATTATACCCCTTATACTCAAAATCACTTGGTCTTTGAGAAAGTACACCAATATCAGATAAGTCGATGTCAACATGTACGGTAACACTACCTGTAGGAACACCGAATATCATATAGTCACCTGCATTGTTAGTGACTGTTGTATATTTCCAATATTTATCATAAACCTCTAGATATGTATCATCATCTAGTACTAATCTTTTATTAGGAAATGTACCTACAACCCTATAACAATCGTCATCACTATAATCTGGTAGTATATTATATCTTCTACCTTTTTTATCCTTTGTTGTAACCTCTTTATATGGATAAATTAACTCCATATCAGTAGGGTCATTCTCATCCCTCTCAATGAATATTGAAAGCTTTGCATTTGGAATACCAAACGCATCATTAGCAAGAACCCTTCCAATTATAACACCATAGTTGGAAGAGTGTATTCTATAAGCATCCTTCTGTCTAAGCTTTAATGACAAGACCTCAAGGAAATCAAAGTCTTGTTTCATGTTAACTTGTAACAGAGTATCTTCTGCTATATTTGTGTGTATTCTATAACTTTTATCCATTGTTTATTTCATATATTTTCCTAAGAACTTAGGTGGAACAATTTTTATTTCCTTTTTGAAAACCATTTGGTATGTGATTGAAAATATCAATATGGGTATTACTATACAAGCTAAAACTAATATAATAGGAAACATGATAAGTTTCCACAAATACTTATATGATTTTTGTAAAAGATTTTCATTTCCAACTACGCCATAGGCTTCATCCAAAACCATTTTTTTCTTACAATTACAACCCATAACATTATTTAATTTTTTATCTTAATTTACATTTAACTTGAATATCAAGTGTAGCATTTTTAACCTCATACATTGAATTATAATCTCCATATAATACATTGTCAACCGCAATTAAATCAATCTGTTCTGACAACGAGCCATCAGGCGTATTAAATGGCTGCGCTGGTGAAGATTCACAAACCCCTTCAGAAACCAATGGCGGCAATGGACATTTATCTGGTGAGTATCTACCGTTCCATATCTTATACACCCTCAAATCAATCAAACTAATCACGCCATCAAGTAATGTTATTTCTTTTTCCAAATCACCTAAGAAGATGTCATCACCCATTTCATGATTATTTACATCGAAATAATCCTTAACAGCATTAATAACATTGGTGATTACATTAGCTGGGTTGTAGTTTTTATCAACAAAAACATCAATACCTATTCCAATATTATAGATTCTACCGCTTTTAATCTCAATGTAATCGTTTATTTGCTTGTAGTTGGACATATACTCTATGACATTCTCTACAAGCGTTTGAGGAAGCGCAGAATCAAGCTGTCCTAAAGCATTTATACCCAAGAAATCCATTTCAATCTTGTTATTGGCTTCAATAACTGTATTTCTAAATGGAGCGCCATATTTAGGTGGCATCTGCATTAGTTTAACTCTATAGTCTTTAACAGTGACAGCACGATTTTGAGCGCCCATGTTATATTTCATAAGTGCCTTTATTTCTTCTGTAGATGGCTCGTCTTTACCTGCCACAGCAGTTGATAAATTAGTTACCTCAAATGAAGTTATAACTTTACCTCTCATAGAACCATCGGTGTTACTAGTGTTTCCACCCCAATCAATATTAGCTAGAGAAATTTTATTAATGGCGCCTGGACCAAGGTTTGTTGAAACACCTCCACCAACTCTATATAGAACATACATAGTCCAACCTTCCTTTGGAATGACACCTAGCATGTCATTATTGATTTGTCTAGATGCAATGTATTCACCATATGTAGTATATTTACTAGGAACATCAGCATATGTATTACCAGCACCAAATATAATTTTTAAATAACCGTTATCAGTAAATTCTGTAATGAATTTTTGTGTAAGTGGCTTCCATTTTCCACGATAATAACGACTAGTTCTAGCAGTTTTAATTTCATCATTTTCATCTTTAACAACCTCATAATAATCATCATATAAATGAGGGTTATACATGTCATTAATGACGTAATTATCAATGTTAGCCTCAGTTCCAAATCTCCATTGGTCTGCAAGTGAATCACACTCAAAAAAACGATATGTCATAACAGATTCACTTCCAATTCTATATTGTTCTTCGTCTATATAGTATTCATATGTACTAGGATTAGTATTAAAATCTGTGGTTTCCTTAAAGATGATTGATTCTACATTCATAACGTTAGATTCAGGCAGTACTACCTCCATAAATGGCTTTAAATCAGTAGGGTATATAACTTTTTTATATATCTTTGTGATACCATTTATTACGATGGTTGACTTAGAAACATTATAACCAGTAATGTTACCATTACCATCTCTTGCAGGCGTCATTTTTCTATTTGAAAAACCATCTTTATTGAATTGTTCGGCAAAATTAACATCTTCGGTAAGTTGATAATTATAGTCACCTGCTGATACTATACTAGTATTCTGTAGGATTGGGGCATAATTCCAGTCTGGTAGATGTATACTCTCACTACTTGTTGGGAGTACACAACTAATTTCAACTTCACAGATTGAAGACTTCTTTCCTGGAATCTTCAACCCATTTGCTCTAGCCTTGTTTAAAACACTACTTTTTAAAGTCGCACTATCAATGTTTGTCTCTTGATACATTCTATCTGTATGATAACTAAGGTCATCACCAACAGCAGCCACAAGGTCTATAAACCATGCGCCAACACTAGAATCATTAAAATCATCAGCAAGCTCTGGATAGTACGTATTACTGAATTTAATCAATTCATCCTTTATATCAGCAAAATCTCTACTTAAATAATTAATTTTCTTCTGACTCATTTTATACTTGAATTACTATACTGTCATTTGTTACTTTATTTCCTTCAGAAACACTATAGTCTAACCTAACAAATATTTCTGATTCATCATTTTCATTTTTAACTATTTGTATATTGTTAATATTAATATTACTAGCCCACCTCTTAACTGACTCAGTTACTTCATTCTTTACAGCTTCCCAAGTCGTTGAGTCGCTAGGCTCGAAAATGTATTTTACTAAATCAGTTCCAAACTCTGGGTTTCTAATTCTCTGTCCTTTAGGTGTAAACACAATATGCATTAACTGACTCCTAATTTTCTCTTTAACAGAAGAATTAGCATCTAAATAAAAATTTTGGAATCCATCAGATGTAAAAGGATATGAAATACCGAAATATTGTCTTTTTGCCATATCAAAAAT